TACCACAAGCGGAAAGAGTGTAAATGAGTTTACCGCCATGCAAACTACGGCGGTTTATTCATGTGTGCGGATTTTGTCAGAGGCTTTGGCTTCTCTGCCGCTTCATATTTACCGCTACAAAGAGGGAGGTAAGGAAAGGGTTTATGACCATCCGCTTTATCACATCCTCCACGATGAACCAAACAGTGAAATGACATCATTTGTGTTCAGAGAAACGCTCATGAGCCATTTGCTCATCTGGGGGAATGCCTATGTACAGGTCATACGTGACGGCGCTGGAAGGGTGCTTGGGCTATATCCTCTCTTACCTAACAAGGTGAATGTTGGCAGGGACAAAAGTGGCGAGATTTTTTATACCTACGCTCGAACCTCGGATGAGAATCCAAACTTCAAGGACTACGGAACGGTGGTCCTTAGAAAACAGGATGTCTTGCACATACCAGGGCTTGGATTTGACGGTCTGGTGGGGTATTCACCGATCGCTATGGCGAAGAATGCGGTTGGAATGACTCTCGCCTGCGAAGAGTATGGCGCCAGTTTCTTTGCAAATGGAGCGAATCCTGGTGGTGTTCTTGAGCATCCCGGTGTGCTTAAGGACCCTAAAAAGGTTCGTGATTCCTGGAATGAAGTGTACCGGGGAACGAATAACGCTCACAAGGTAGCCGTTCTTGAAGAAGGAATGAAGTACCAGCAGATCGGCATTCCACCGGAAGAGGCACAGTTTTTGGAAACACGAAAATTCCAGATCAACGAGATCGCAAGGCTTTACAGAATCCCTCCACACATGGTGGGAGATCTTGAGAAGTCCAGCTTTTCTAATATTGAGCAGCAGTCGCTTGAATTTGTGAAGTATACCCTTGACCCCTGGGTGATCAGGTGGGAGCAGGCACTACAACGGTCACTGCTGCTGCCCAGAGAAAAAAGCGAATACTTCATCAAGCTCAATGTTGATGGACTGCTTCGAGGAGATTACCAAAGCCGTATGAATGGATACTCGATTGGAAGGCAAAACGGCTGGCTATCTGCAAACGACATCCGTGAGATGGAGGACATGAATTCTATTCCTGAGGATGAGGGTGGAAACTTGTACCTCATAAATGGCAACATGACAAAACTCAAAGATGCCGGAGCCTTTGCAAATACAGGAGAGCAATTTGCCGGTAATTCAAACTTAAAGGAAAGGAAGTGATACTACGATATGAAACGAAAATTTTGGAATTGGGTTAGAGATGATACTGGCAGAGCGCTATTCCTGAATGGGGAGATTTCAGATGAAACCTGGTATGGGGATGAAGTGACACCGAGACTGTTCAAAGAAGAACTGGAATCGTGTCAAGGCGACATTACTGTCTGGATCAATTCCCCAGGGGGAGATGTCTTTGCAGCGGCACAAATCTACAATATGCTGATGGACTATCAAGGCAATGTGAAGGTCAAGATTGATGGACTGGCGGCTTCAGCGGCTTCGGTCATCGCAATGGCCGGTACTGAGGTGTTAATGTCTCCAGTCGCAATGATGATGATCCATAACCCCATGACGGTTGCCATCGGAGATTCCAGTGAGATGCAAAAGGCCATAGAGATGCTCTCCGAGGTCAAAGAAAGCATTATCAACGCCTATGAGATTAAGACCGGAATGTCCAGAGCGAAGATATCAAGGTTAATGGATGCGGAGAGTTGGTTCAATGCCAAGAAAGCAATTGAAATGGGCTTTGCTGACAAAGTACTGTTTGCTGAGGAAAAGTCGTCAGGCCATGAAGAAGAGTTGGAAGCTGTAATGTTCTCAAGAACTACAGTGGCCAACTCTTTGCTTTTGAAACTTATCCCGCCAAAACCGGAGAATAAAGTACCAATTGAACAGCTGGAAAAAAGACTGAGTCTACTGGCTCACTAAAATTAAGGAGGAAAACTTATATGAACACAATTCTTGAACTTAGAGAAAAACGCGCTAAAGCATGGGAAGGGGCGAAAGCCTTCCTAGACAGCAAGAGAGGTGCAGACGGCCTGCTTTCAGTCACAGATACTGACACCTACGAAAAAATGGAGACAGATGTTATGAACCTCGGCAAGGAAATAGAGCGTCTTGAGCGTCAGGCATCTATTGATGCTGAACTTTCCCGCCCTACATCCTCACCGATCACAAATCAGCCTGGAGCAAATCAGACAGGAGAGACGAAAAAGGGTCGAGCATCCGATTCCTATAATCAAGCTTTCTGGAAAGCTATGAGAAACAAGAATAGCTATGATGTACAGAACGCGCTGCAGATTGGTACCGACTCCGAAGGCGGCTACTTGGTACCAGACGAATTCGAGAGAACCTTGATTGAGGCCTTGGATGAAGAGAACATCTTTAGAACAATGGCGAAGGTCATCACAACTTCCTCAGGGGATAGAAAAATTCCGGTCGTCGCATCCAAGGGAACGGCGTCATGGGTAGATGAAGAAGGACAAATCCCAGAAGCAGATGATGCTTTCGGGCAGGTTTCAATCGGAGCTTACAAATTAGCCACTATGATTAAGGTTTCAGAAGAACTCCTTAATGATAGTGTTTTTAATTTGGAGAGCTATATCGCTAAAGAGTTTGCTAGAAGAATTGGAGCAAAGGAAGAAGAATCGTTCTTCATCGGGGATGGCACTGGTAAGCCTACAGGTATCTTTAATGCCACTGGCGGTGCGCAGCTTGGCATCACAGCAGCTTCAGCTACAGCCATCACTATTGATGAGGTCATGGATTTGTTCTACAGCTTGAAATCGCCTTACAGAAAGAACGCAATATTCATCATGAACGATGCAACCGTCAAGGCAATTAGAAAGCTGAAGGACGGGAACGGACAGTACATTTGGCAGCCTTCCATCACAGCGGGTCAACCGGATACTATTCTCAATAGACCAGTCAAGACATCAGTGTATGTTCCTACGATTGCCGCAGGAGCAAAGTCCATCGCTTTCGGTGACTTTGGATACTACTGGGTAGCTGACAGACAAGGCAGGTCTTTCCAGAGACTGAATGAGCTTTTCGCTGCGACGGGCCAGGTCGGATTCAAAGCAACCCAGAGAGTTGATGGAAAGCTGATCCTTCCTGAAGCCATCAAGGTGCTTCAGCAGAAAGCGTAGGTGAAAGAGTATGAGTAACGTCAAGAATTATACAGAACAGGGCGGAGAGAAAACCGTCATTGGAGGAACACTTGAGATTGCAGAGGGTGGCCAGGTTATCGGGCTGCCCTCTGATTTCACACCTGCCGCGTTTCAGGCGGATAGCGTTGCATCAACAATTGCAGGACTGGTCGTTGATTTTAACGTTCTGCTTGCCAAACTCAAAGCGGCAGGGCTTATGGCTGCTGAATAATGAGGGGAGGTGGGTGTGTTGATTGTTACACTTGAAGAAGCAAAGTTATATTTGAAAGTCGATGGTGATGAGGACGATACGCTCATCTCTGATTGTATTAATGCCGCAGAGGAGCTTTGCGAGGACATCCTGCGTTTTCCGGTTTCAGAATTTCTTGAGGTTCCAGAAACAGTGAAGCAAGCGGTCCTCTATGCAATTGGTAATCTATACGAGCAGCGCGAGACCATGGATATGAAGTCGATGATAGAACTAATGACGCGTTTACTTTTCGCTTATCGCAGGGAGGGGTGGTAGGCATGAGCATCGGAGAGATGAGACATCGGATCACCTTTCAAAGAATTACTCCAGTGATAAACGAAAACGGCTTTGAGAGTGAAACTCCACAGGAATACAAAACAGTATGGGCTGCAGTTACAAATCTTCATGGCAAAGAATACTTTGCGGCAAAAGCTGTCCAAGCAGAAAATACAGTCAAGTTTACCTTCAGGTTTTTGGAAGGGATTGATCAGACCATGAAAATCCAGTTCCAGGGTAAAAGCTACAACATCAATGCCATTGACAACATCAAGTACAAGAATCGATATATAGAGATTCAAGCTACGGAGGTGGAGACTGATGGCTAGGATCGAACTTGAAGGAATGCAGGAGCTTATCGATAGAGTTAACAAGCTTGGAAGCCAGGGAACAGAGATTAAAAAGAAGGCACTCGATAAAGCCGGAGCCTTAGTCAAGGCAAGTATGGAGCAAAAGGCTCCAAGATCCCAGCTTAGCAAAAAGCACATGGCTGACAACATTCAAGTATCAGACATTGAAAAAGAAAATGGCGTGGATTATGTGCAGATCGGGCCGAACAAGGGAGATAATTCGGAGTTTTTCTATTCGAAATTTACAGAATGGGGTACATCAAAGATTCCTGCTCAGCACTGGGCTGAGAATTCTGTCTTGGAGAATAAAAAGAAAATCAATGAGGTAATCAAAGAGGAACTGGAAAGGGGGCTTGGTGAGCTTGATCAATAAACTGGTCATCGATACATTAAAGCCTCTTGGCGTTCCAGTAGGGTTTCAGAAGTATTCTGGGGCAGAGGCAACTTACATTACCTTCCATGAATATCTTCAGTCCGGTGAGGAATTTGAGGAAGATGTAGAAGCCTTCACAGGGCACTATGTTCAAGTTGATATCTGGACAAAAACAGATTACACCGCTTTAACAAGCAATATTAAATCGCTGCTTATTGCGGCAGGGTTTCAAAGACTAAATGAAGCGGATTTTTACGAACCGGATACGGGCCTATTTCATAAGGGGCTCAAATTTTATTATTTAGAATCAAAGGAGGTCAACTAAATGGCAAGACAAATTGGATTAAGAGACATACACATTGCGCTGCTCACAGACGATGACGAGACAGGCGCAACCTATGCAGCACCAAGTAAGCTGGAAAGGGCAGTCAGTGCCAAGCTTTCGCCAAAGGTGAATTCGGAAAACATATATTCAGACGATACAGTGGAAGACATCATTGCAGCCTTCGATAGCGTTGATGTGGAAATTGAACTCAATCAGCTGTCACTTGCAAGCAGGGCAACCCTGCAGGGAGCGAAGGTAGTCAAAGGAGTTCTCATTGAAAGCAAGGAGGATATAGCGCCGACACTGGCACTAGGATTTAAATCCAAGAAGCACAACGGCAAATACCGCTATGTCTGGTTATTGAAGGGCAAATTCGAACTGGCAACAGATGAGTACGATACCGAGGCAGAAAAACCGCAGCCTAAAAGTGCAAAACTCAAGGGAACTTTCTTTTCGAGAGACTTTGACGGGAACTTCCGCTTTATTGCCGATGAGGATGAAACGGGAATTGATCAGACCATTATCGCGGGTTGGTTTACAGCAGTACCAGCAGAGCCAACGCCTGCTGTATAGGAAGGGGTGATGATATTTGAAGGCAGCTGAACTAAAGAACAAGGGAATCAAATTCAAACTAGGAGATAAAGAATATGAACTGAAGCTTGACATGAACACCTTCTGCGAGTTGGAGGAAGTCTACGGGGATCTTAATACCGCTTTTGATGACTTGCAGAAGATGAAGCTAAAAGCGGTCAGGGCGCTCATCTATGCCGCTGTGAAGGTCGAAAATGAGGAAATGACATTAAAAACCGTCGGCGAGCAACTGGGTTTAAGTGATCTAGAAAGGCTCGGAACAGCCATCAACGAAGCACTAAGCAAAGCAATGCCGGAGGCAGAAGAGGCACCGGGGGAAGCGAAAGCCACTTAGGTTCTGATACATGGGACTGGGAGTGGCTTT